GTTTTGAACAAGTCCTGGATTCTGTTTAATCACATCATTCATGTTTGGCATGACCGATTTGAACATACTATTCGTCAAATGAAACATCATCGCTGAGCCTCCAAGCATCATAATCAATTTGATTTCTGGGGCGACGTGCATTTTAGATCTATATTTCACGTATAATTCTTCAAATACTTCGTCATAATCGTCGACGTTTTCCATAACGTTTTCAGACCACCCGTCAAGTTGGATCTCGAATGGGTTATATTTCTTATTCATAAACTCAAGACCTGTAGTACACGCAATAAGCATACGTCTCGAAAACTTAATCGATTTGTCTACATCTATACTATATGTTATTCGTTTTACTTCGTTTCTAAGTTCGTCTACAGGGGAATAAGCATTCAAACGCTTGTTCACAGTAAACCCCTTTTTTTCAAGTCGTCCAAGTTTGTTCACGAGATCCGCTTTCTCTTCGTCAACCGTCTTAAAACCTGGTGATGGTTTTTCTTCCTCTTCTTCCATCATGTATCCACCTCCTCCACCCCCATAGTCCATATCGGGTTCGTCATCGTATTCGTGATAATCAACCGGTGCTTCTGGTGGAGGTACAGATGGTTGTGCTTGTTTATTTGGGTTAGCAAATGAGTCAATATCTTCCTGGAAAACCTGAGGTTGTGGCGCTGTAAATTGTGTTTTCATTTGAGAAATTTGTTTTTTTACAGGCTGACGTCGAGGAACATCAATTTCAATTTCGTTCATCAGGGCCTGTTCATTATCATCAAGTTTCATAACATTCGTATTTTTACGATCAAGAATAATTTCACCGTCCATTACTATTACTCTTTATATTGAAACTATTCTAATCTCTTTAACGCACTTTATAAAAAATGTTGATTCAATATAAATGAAACTTAACAACACCAACAGAAATACGATCAGAGCTATCTTCATCGTCATCGCAGTATTGTGTGTTCTCACAATGTTCCGTACCAGTGGGTACCAGGGTAAAGATGTCGAAATCGAAACCGTCAATACGGGTTCGCTCTTCGATATCCCATCGACCCAAGAATGTTTGGGTGATGCATACTATTCAGACAGTAAAGGTGGTGTATGCAACGGTCAAAAACTTGTTCAGGAACAAGCGGGGTATAAGATGAAGTAAAATCTCCAGTATATATAAATGGCTTTAGTGACAAGTCAGTCCACTTTACCCGATTTCGAATATGAACACCATACTATAGTTGTTGATAACACAAATTTAGCAAATAGTCAAAAACCAAAATTTACCGCTTTTCTCCCAACAGTTTTGGAAAATATTGTACAAGTACAATTAATTGCTGGTAATTTTACTGGTTTGGGAATTTCACCACAGTTAATAAATTTACATATAGATCAGTTAAACACACCGTTTTCTCAGTACGCAAAAGATACACTCTCGTCAACTAATCAAATTAAAATACAAAATCTCTTTGGTAGTTTTGTAACAAATAACACTACTAGTTATACGTTTAAAAACGAATATCCAATTATCCAACAATATTATAACCCAATTCGTAAACTCGATAGATTATCCATACATTTTTTAACCACTACTGGTGCAGAATTGGCGATCGGGAACGCTTATCTTATATTTAAATTTGTGTGTAAGAGGAGAAACATGTCCTATTAATTATGTCAGGGCGTCGCTAACTTGTATTTTTAACCTTTTCTTATTATAAATGTCATCTGGTATTGTTCAACTTATAGCAATTGGTGCTCAAGACGAACACATTATGGGCGAACCAGAAATATCTTTTTTTACGTCAACGTTTAAACGACATTCCAACTTTTCACAATCCGTTGAAAAACAAACTATTCAGGGAGATGTGAAAGCGAATTCTATGTCATCTATTCGTTTTGATCGAACAGGTGATATGTTAGGGTATACATACCTAACAATTGATAATAATACACAGGCGCTTGATATCCAGAGGTGGGATACACTCATAGATAAAGTTGAACTTCTTATTGGTGGACAGGTTATTGATACACAAGATGCGGTTTTTACCGAAAAAATAGCAATCGATACATTTGCAACAAACGTTTCAAAAAGTGCGAATGGTACACACCCAGGTATAAGTGCTCGCTCTTATTTCTATCCATTTAGATTCTTCTTTTGTGAAGGTGCACAATGCGCTTTACCCATAGTGGCTTTACATTACCATAACGTCGAATTACGTATACATTGGGGACCAAATGCGGGTAACTATAATTTCGAGTGTTATTCAAACTATTATTACCTCGATAACGAAGAACGCGGTAACCTTGTTTCACGTAACCATAATTTAATTATTACACAAGTTCAAAAAAGTATCCCTTCACATGAACTTTCACAAGAACTCACGTTTAATCATCCAGTCAAGTATCTTGCATCTTCAGATACAACGACCGAAGGGGCGTTAACATCAACAACCAATAAAATAAAGGTTGAAATAAACGGTTTAGATATAGGTAATTTTAAATGGGCTAAACCACACTTTATAGACGTTATGAACTATTATCATACAAACTTTGTTACGTCCCCCGATTTTTTCTTATACTGTTTTTGCTTATCGACGAGTTCACTCCAGCCGACAGGAACGCTCAATTTTAGTCGATTAGATTCTGCAAAGATAGTCAGTCAATCCATGATCATTAGTGATCCTATATACGCAGTCAACTACAATATACTTCGTATTGAAAATGGTATGGCTGGTCTTATCTATGCAAATTAAAATACATACTTATATTAAATGGTTAAAAACATACCGACCATCGAGCGGTCTACCAAAATCCGGTTTGGTAAACATGCTACGGATGACCAGGCTGAAAATACGATTGTTTTCAATGCATCTAATGTTGCTATAGACGCTTCATCTGCAGGAGGTGTTTATGTAACACCAATGCGAACAGTCGATCCATCTACACCAGAAATAACAGTTTTGAGTTACAACACCATTACGAAAGAAATACTCAACTCGAATACAAAAAGTGCTGATTTATTTAACTCAAATTTACATTTCGTGAGTGAGAGAGGTAATGTTACGTCTAATACTTTACAATTCACAAACCCAACGACCGCTTTTATAACAACCGGGGGTGTTTCTATAGGTTCTTCCATTTCAATAGACCCCAATGCGGATAATAAAATTCAAGTTTCTGGAACTATCAAGACGGGTACACTTCACACGGATAATATAGGTATAGCAAATACTTCACCCAAACACGCGTTAAGTTTAGGTAGTGAAGGACAACTTCGTTTGAATGTACCAACAGAATCTATATATGCACTCGAAACTGTCGGTAATGTTAGTGCACAAAACTATATAGGGGATGGTGGTCTCCTTTCAAATGTAACTTTACAAACTGTTACGGATAAAAGTAATATTACATCAAATACACTCCTCCTTACAAATCCAACAACATCACTCAAGGCGTATAGTAATATAATTGTCGATGGTAAAATTACGGTAGGTACACCTATAGAAACGACTAGTGGTGGTACGGGTCATAGTACTTACGCACCAGGTACAATACTTTATGGTACAGATACGGGAACATCACTCGGACAACTCGTTCCTGCAGGTTCTAATCAGGATGCCGGAAAATTTCTTCGACTTGATGGTAATGATATACCCATATGGGAAGATGTTCCCTTAACTCTTGATGCCGTTCTTGGGAATACAACCGCGGTTTCAGATGGGTCTATGGATTTAACCGGTACAGGTACAACAATAACAACTTCCGGTAAAATAAAAGCTAACAGTTTCGAAGGGGATGGTTCTGAACTTGACCATATTAACGCATCTAATCTAACATCGGGTACACTCGTAACAGGTGTTTTACCTATCGTACCCATAACCAATGGTGGTACAGGTTTAAATACAGTAGCAGAAAACGAATTGTTATTAGGTCCAGCATCTGGAACTGCGTTAGCTAAACTTGCGCCTTATAATGCAGATGCTACTAAAAAATTCCTTAGAAGTTCCGCGGCTGGGATAGCGTGGGACGACGTTTCTTCGACTTTACAGACTATTACAGATGGGGGTGCATCGACAAATAATGAAATTTCATTTACGAATGGGGTAACATCTTTAACAGCTTCGGGTAACGTAGTTGCTACGGGTAACGTTACAGCTTCTATATTTAAAAGTACAACTCTGTCTTCAGGTAAAATACCGTATGTGAATAATGACAATGAACTCATTGACGGTCCAATAGGTCATGATATCACAACTAATAACACATTCGTGTCTTCAAACCTATACGTTACGGGTAATTTGAACGTACAGGGCGAAACATTTTTTCAAGATAGTGATATACATGTCATTTCTGATCCCCTTATAGAATTAGGTAACGCGAATGTCATTGACACCATAGATATGGGTGTAATTATGACACGCCCAACCGCAAATGTAGTTGCGGGATACATGGGCGACGAGAAAAAATACGTTATCGCGTATACACTCAGTGACCCACATGAAGCACATATCGTTCCTACGAACGCGACGTCGGATCAATTCATGACGTTGAGTGTTGAAGGTGGTAATGTTTTGGCGGGTAACGTCACGACGACAGGTAAAATGACCGCGGGTACTTTAGTGGGTGATGGTTCGGCTATCACAGTACTCAACCCCGCTAATTTGAGTTCACAAGTTTTACTTGCCAAGGGTGGTACCGGTTTAACTTCAATTGCACAAAACGAATTGTTATTAGGTCCAGCATCTGGAACTGCGTTAGCTAAACTTGCACCTTATACACCAGCTGGTACTACTGTCGAATACCCAACGTCTGCACTATCATCATCGGCTAATTCGGGTGAAACCATTGCAGGAATAACGTACACAACGACTGCAAGTAGTAATCAGTATGGTCAAATATGGAAAGCATTTGATAAAACTACCCCGGGGCAAAATACTTTTTGGCATTCTGATGAAAATGTTTACGATGGTACTTCGGGTGCCTATACGGGAAGTAAAAGTTTAGGTGGTGTATCCGGTGAATGGATAAAACTCCAACTTTCGACTGGAATTGCACCATCATCAGTTAACATTACGGGGAGAATGTCATATGACAATCAGGCGCCAGATTCATGGGAAATATTGGGAAGTAATGATGATACCAGTTGGACAAGTCTATTGTCATCTACTGTACACGCTACGTATAACGGTGGTAGTGGACATACAGTTTCCATATCTGGGGCGAGTGCTTATACATATTTAGCCTTAGTTGTAAAAGCAAGAGGTGGTACTGGTCAAACTGCAGTAGTTATTAGTGAATTGAGGTTTTTCGCTAGTAGCGCAAATTTATCTAAAAAGTTCCTTCGAAGTTCCGGGACTGGAATAGCGTGGGACGACGTTTCTTCAGATTTACAAACTATTACAGATGGAGGGGCAACGACAACACACACCGTCGCGTTTAATAATACGACCACAGGTTTAACATCCGCGGGTGATATTGACATTGCAGCTACAAAACAAATTGATTATGCCGGTGATGTTTTACTTAAATCGTCGGCGGGTGCAGTAGCATCTTTGAAAGTAACGAACGCGATAAAACTTGACCCGGCTTATGCATCACCTTCAAATAACGTTTTATCGTTCAACACAACAACCGGTGAAATTTACGATTCGGGGGGACAGGGTGGGTCTACATTAGATAACATACACGAAGAAGGTGCAAATGTAGCAATTGGTCCATCAGCGGCATCTGCAAATCTTACAGTAAACACGTACGGGTCTAATGTACTCACGGTTTCGGGTAATGTTTCAGCGGATAACATTACCATAGGGGGTTTAAATATTGCTGCTTCACCATTTGGTTTAGATGATACGGTAAGTTCTGCAGTTGGTTCAAATGTAACTTCAAATGTGATCACAGTTGGAGGTCTCGTTACATCAGGGAATGTTGATGCGAGTAACATTACAATATCAGGAAACACAACTTCCCAAAACATAAAATTAACCAATACGGATATTTCTGCAACTATATCTTCAGGGACAATAACAATTGATGCAAGAGAAAAGTCGTATGGTACAGCACCACTCGTCGTTTCAACAACTGATGTTTCAAATCTTGTATTCTCAAATCTTATAACAGGTGCACAAATTGTAGTGCCTATACTCGCGAGTGGAGGTGATATAAAAATTTCGAAAGAGTTGACGAATGTAAATTTTTATGCAATGACGACTGATGTTTCAATTACCCAAGACAAACATGCACTTATGACCTTATCGAATTTATATGGAAATATTTATATGAATGCGATTGGATTTGCCTAGGTTAAAAAAATAAAACCTTAGTATAATATAAAAT